CGTAAAGAACATCATCGTGCTCACAATCGCACGCTTTTGTGATGCCTCAATACCTGATCCACGGATATTGAGGATGTCCTTGGCAATTTGATGCACCTGGTATCCTGGCATAGCATGGTCATCTGTGTTTGTAAACGAACCATGGGATCCCATCAGCTTTTCATCACCCAGCTTCTTGGATCCCTTGTTCCGTCCTCGTAGAGCCACAGACCCCGATTTCTTATCGAGTGACTGACGAACAGACTGCGTGACCACTTTGCGCTTGTCCACGCGTTTCTTCTTAAGCACATCTCCGTCACGGCGTTTCGGTGCCGACTCGATGTGTGCTTGAACCTCCGTCAGTATTTGCTCCACCTCCTCCTTGTCCTTCGGAGGGATTGGTTGGTCCGCGGGCTCTTCAGCACTCACGAACACAATGGGCGCTGCCTTGACGTCCTCCTTCGTTGAAGGTCCGTACACTAGGCCATCGACAGCGACAGGATGCTCGGCTTTGATCTCATCATCGACGTGGATCCACTCAGGCGGATTCATCAGCATGGCTATAGCGGTCTCGCTGCCCGCTTTTTCGCCACGCAATGCGCCTATCCATGCGTCATAGAGTAACCAGCACGCGCCTGGGAGCGACTCCAGCACATATTCCTTGGACTGGTAATCCGGGAATTGCTGAAATTGCTCGTCAGCGGGGTTGGAAGCAAACCAGCTTGCCAACTCAGCACCAACCACATTGTGATTATTCAACCCACCTTCTGTGATCTTGACCAGATCATCGTGGGCCACGCAGTGGCGGACAGCCTCGGCGGCCCAGTCGCCGAGAGCGAATGTGTAGCGATCAGTCAAATACAATGACAGTGCCTTCATCCGCATTTTCAAAAAGGGCGTCCAGTTCCCGGTAAGTGGACCGGAAACATTGATCTTCAGGGCCTGGCGCAAGACGTCACAAGTGTTGAATGAGTTGCCCCACCACACTTCTTCGCCAAACACACGTGAGAGCATGTCAATTCTCTCGCCCCGTTGAGCAATCTTCACCTTGAAGTTCTGACCATGAGACTGTGCAGCCTTAGTCAGACAGGCGGGATCTATGTCAAAACACAGTGTGTCATCCCCCCCCACTTGGCCACGGCACAGCAACGCATATGCTTGCTTCTTGTCAAAATGACTACCGTCATCGTTGCGCATCCTACGATACCCAGAGAAGACGATGCATCCGACATCTAGCGAGTTCAATGGTGCTGTCTCAAATGACCCTGAGCCCCGGCATCCACTGCCAGGGACCCGAGCGCCCTCACGGGTACGCCCAGGGACGCCATATTGGCGCTCTTGCAGCTCGTGTAACTCCTGGTGGTGTTCCAGCGCGAAACCCCGGCTGAGCCCAACCTTCTCAGATACTCGTTCAACATCGCAAACGTTGCCATCAAACCGGTGCGCATCACTCAATGCAGCACTCATGGATAGGATGGCACCAGCAGCGACGCGTTCA